CAGAACCTTTCTTAACAACGATAGTATCGAAGTCTAAAGGCATTGGAACGCCAGCGGAATCAACCATAGCACCGCCGTATTCTTCTAAATTTTCAATAGCGGTTTGAGAAATCTTAGCGGTGACATTATTAGTGAAAGTAGTTCCGGACTTCCAAGTGTGGGTAGCACCTAAAGCAGCGGCATCAGGAGCGGCATAATAAGTAGTCGCAAAAGCATAGTTTAAGAACTTGAACATTTCTTGTAAAAATAAGTTCTTATTCGCAATCAATAACTTATTGCGTTTGCGGATCAAAGCAGTCTGAACTTTAGTAGAACTGTCATTCGCTTCCCGGCGATATTCCTCTTCGTCTAATTCAATAGCTCCACCAAATCTCTTTTCCTCAATCTGAACTGAGTAACCATCTTGTAAAGTAAGAACCGGAGGAGTTTCACTGTTGGATAATTCCTTAGCACCGGTCATCCCTTCGGTGGAAGTAAATATTTCAAATACTTCGGTGGTCGGATAAAGGTCAACAATGCGGTTATCACGATACTGGTCAATAGCATTGGCCATCGCATTGTCAAAGGATTTCTTAATCCCCTTGACCTTTTGTAATGCGTATTCGTAAGTCATACGAGTAAAAAGTTAAATTAATTATTTAGAACAGTGGCTTATTGATTCGGACAGTAATGTTATCAGTAGAACCAACAACACCAGTATCCTTATCAATACCGAACTTTAAGACCTTATAAGTAGTTCCGCCAGTAACATCAATAACCTGATTGGTAGTACCAGCTAAGTCAACCTCCGTGCCTTTGTAAGCATCTGCGAATACACCATCACCAGTGCCTTTTAATGAAAAGTCGTTGCCAACAGTGACATCAACTTCGGTTTCACCATCAGCCCCGCCATTTGGACACCACGCAACAGCGGCGGCAGTAGTAGTAGCTTTGATTATTAAGCCAGAACTTAGTTCAACTAAATCTCCGGCCTCGAGAACAGTCCCTGAAGCCTTTAGAGCCTTACAAGTGCGGACTTTCTCTCCATCTTTTAATCTGAAATCCATAGAATTATTAGTTAGTTTTTCTTAGACGAGAATCCGATAGGTAAATCCCTGTCGAACTCTTTAGATATCTTGTCGTCCTCATTTTCAGATTTTTTAAATCTGCCAGAGGGCGCACCGGTCGCTCCGGCTATTCGGGAATTGACATCAATGTTTTCAAAATGTTCTTTAACAATCGGATTGTCTAAAGCTTTCTTGAAATCAACATTGTTTCCCTTAGCAAAAGCTTCCACGAAACTGAACTCATCATCATTCATATAAGAATGTTCTTGTCTAAGCTGGGTTCTTGCGAACTCCTCCTTAGTGACAAACTTATCTTCCTGATTGTCCGGTTTCTTTTCCTCCAGAGGTTTACCCGTCTTTGGGTCAAGCTTCGCATCCTCTAAGACTTTCTTATAAAAATCTTTTCCATCTCTGATTTTTATTTTCTGTCCGATAGCGGTGCTAATCTTCTTCTGGGTTTCTAATCGTTCGGAAGTCAACTTAGAGATGAACTTTTGATTGCCTTCGTTATCAGCGTCTAGTTCATACTCCTTGATAATCTCCTCACGAATTTCGCCTTCGCTCTTTAGCTTAGGCTCTTTAATGTCCTTTGACATATTGGTTGGGGTTAGAAAAACATTTGTCTTACTAACGACCTATTAAATAAATTAAACACTTTTTAAGATACTCCCTGGTTTTTTTGATTGACTTATATTCAACGGCTATCTGTTCTGGCGTGGGGGTTTGTTCAACTACTACTTTATCATTTTGGGTAATAATTTTATCATCAATACTTTCGTAATCTATTTTGCCTAATTCTTTCTGAAGAAACTCAACAATAATCTTTCCGTCTTTAGATTTACCGGCATCAGCTAAAAGTTTTCTATACTTGTCATCATTTAAGTCTACCATATTTTTATTATAGCATATTAGTATTTACAATGCCAAGTTCTTTTTGTGGATTCATCGGTTGCTCTTTCATCGGGAGGTTCTGAGTATTTAAACTATTAGCCTGGACCTGCTGGGTTTGCTGAACCGGCTTATTATTTCTTACTTTAAGCCCCAACATCTGACGAACCTCATTGAGATCGTCTTGCATATCATCCGGATTATTTGAAAGCTTGATAAGGTTAAGGATATTAGAAAGCCTTGCCTGTTTATTGAATCCCTCTCCAGTCACATTTATACCGACATAAATATCAATTCCTTTGAAAAAATCCTTATAAATAGTGACGAATTGCTTGGGATTCTTCATCAGCTCTTCTTTCTTCTGTTGCACCAGCATATCAAACATTTCCTTATACATCGTTCCGCCCGATAAAGCAATATTCAACATTTCATTCTTTATAACCAAACCCCTGACATGAGCTGTTAAAACTTCATCGATAAACTGTGAATCTCCAGTTAGCTCGATAGCCTCATCTGCTGACAAGTCTTTTAACAGGGCCGGGATAACCCAACGCTTGTAAATGACTGATAGGAATAATCCAAACTTTTCACGCTTGAAATCAAAGAACTTTCCGATTGCATTATTTTGGACTGCAACTGCTGTGGCCGAAGTGCTAGAGGGTAAAGATTCGCCTGATGCCGCTTCAAAAGCTTTCAAGGCTTTCTGCGCTTCGGTAATATTGCGATTCCATTCTTCGGCGTATAGGGAAAGATTGGGGAATACATTGTTTAGTAGGTATAAGTTTTCTGCCTGTATAATCTGTCCATTCTTAATAGCTGACAAAATATTTTTTCCAGCGATCTCTTTATCGCTAGACCAGAACACCATTTTACTGGCTAATTGCATTATCCCTCTTAGCTGATTGCCTAACTCGTTAGCTCGGTTTTGATATGGGATTCCTATTTCACGATAACCCGCTCCCCAAAATCTGCCATTGTATTTGCCTAAACGAACGGACTCATAAGGCTTATAGCGCTTTACTTTCAGCTTCTTAGTGACATTAATAGTTTGGGGTTTTAACTCCTCAACGAATAAGACAAACCCCGGCACTTTTTCGCTTTGGTCATTCTTAACGCCTTTCTTAGCGCGGGCGATTACTACTAAAGCTTGAACATAATTATTTTTATCACCCTCTTGATATCTATATTTAATTCCGTGTACTTCTTTTTTTAAATTACCCAAACGCTTCTTAGTTATCTCTCCATAACGATAAAATATCTCATAGTAAGGGTTGGAATCTGTTTCAGTTAAATCGCAATATTCAAAAAGTTCGTCAATATTATCCCAACCTTTCGTTCCCCTTACTTCGGTCTGTCCCATTGGACAGCGTTCAATGACAGCCGTATCTTCAAGGGTTCTCGCTGACGGGTCAACTATGATCAAGTTCTGCGGTAAGACCGGTCTATAAATCTCTCCGCCTTCAACCTTTCTCGCAATGATATTTCCTTCATCAGCAAATTGATAAACCATTTCATTAAGATTCACACCCTGGTTTGTCTGACGATTATACCTTTTTATAGCAGCTTTAGATAATAATTCCTGCGCTTGATAGTCGGGATTGTCGGTATAAGTTTCAATGTTATCCGTATCAAGGTCGATATTAGAAACAGCCGTTTCGATCATCGGGGTGATAATGTCATAGAACTCTCTGTCACCTTTCTGGCCGGCCGCTAACTCAGTTAAAAATCCGTGATTCTGATGAGTGATTATAGTCTGGATAGTATCATACTGGCTAAATGTGACCTTATCCGATAAGTCTATTGTAGTGGTTTCATAATCATTGACTTCATTTAAAATCATTGATACGACTTTCTGTGAATAAGGTTTTGCTTCTGTTGGTTTCATATTATTTGAATGGGTTAGAAATATGTTCGGCTTCGTTTTGGGCCATTATCGATTTGAAATTACTATCTATAGGCTTGAATGAATCTAAGCCGTATCTGATAGCATCCATAGCGTGATTGTAAATATCTTCCGGGATATTTAATATCTTACCATCTCTATCCGTTCTCCACAAATAATTTCTATATTCCTTAATTACATTAACACTTCGCTTAGTCACTGATATGCGTTGATCCTGAACATATTGAATACCCTGATTAATACTTCCTTGACCTTTCTTTGCCGGAATAATATTTATTCCATAACTATGTATTTCATCTATGCTCTTAGGCTCTGCGCTGTCTGCAACAACAAGTGATAAAGGTTGGTTAGTTAGAATATCCGCAATCTGCTTATTGGTAAGTCCTTTCTGGTAGGTAATTTCATCAAAAATAAATCCTCCGTTAAAACGATAAATAGCAATGATAGCTGTCGGATCGTTAGAATATCCAAAGTCTAATCCATATCGTTCTAATCTTGCTTCGTGAGGTATCTCATCAATAATCTGCCAACCTTTATAAATCTTTCCTTCGACTTCTCCTAATTGTCCTTCTCCATAAACTTTCCACCAACCTTTATTATTTCTTCTCGCCTCAATCGCCGAAATAATTTCAGGGCTTAATGCTTCGTTATCTTTGTAAGTAAGAGTTATAAAGTCAACATCTGCTCGTTTATGTAATACATCAGTATAGAACCAAAATTCATTAGTCGGATTCCAATCAAGAAATACAAACTCCTTAGTACGGACTTCTAACTGGTCAAAAACATCTAAGGCCATATTGTTAGCCTCATTCATAAACAGCCGATCTCTACGACCGCCCCTTAACTTATCCGGGTTATCTGCTGAAAAGAACTCTATCTGCGAACCTGTTTCAAAAGTGTAAATGCTATCTGTTGCGTTCCAATTCTTATCGAGCCAATAACCATGAGCTTTTAAGATATTCTTGAAATCTCTTAGTGCGCCTCGCTTGAGATGGGGAACGCTTTCGGAAACAACACTTGTAAGAGTGGGAGTTTTATCGGACTGGGCTAGGTGTATTAGATAAACAAGAATTGAAATTGTTTTAGAGGCAGAAGTTCCACCGGCTACAGCTCTAATCTTCTTCGTCAGGCTCGCTATCTTTTTTGTGGCGGTTGTTATTTGAAATAGCATATAACAAAGGTTTAGGGGCTGTTACTTTTACCTCCGACTTTTCAGTTATTCTCTGCTTCAGTTTATTATATTCTCTGATCGCTCCAAGTTTTGAAGTGAAGTCTGCGTATTGAGTTAAAAGAAACTTCAACTGCTTATCAACAAATGCGTCATTCAATCCTTGCTCTTCCAATAATTCTGTAATTCTGTCAATAACCTTGACATTACTTAACAGACGAGAAGCAGCGGAACAGGCTGTCTTATACCAATTCGGTTTACTTTTATCTATGTCATAAACTTCTAAATATGTTTCTACTCCATTGCCAAAAAATTCTATATCTGTTGCATATAGCTTGCAAAACTTTTCTTGCTTAAGCTGTAAATCGTCTTTATCATTTTTTTTCTTTGCCATATGTTTGAGCTAACCGCCGGACTCGAACCGACAACTTATAGTTTACAAAACTACTGCTCTGCCTATTGAGCTAGATTAGCATATGTTTAATTATAGCACATGCAATAAGTATGTAAATAAAAAGCCCCTTTTAGGCGGGGCCAACCTTTACGAAAGTCTTACGAGCTAGCCTCGCAACTATGTTATCCGGTTCGGGGTGGACAAGGCTTACACTGGTGAACCTTGATAACTGCTCGGCTTGAATGTCGGTCATAGTTTTTCCAATTAAGGAAACAGAAGGGACACCGCTCTGAATACTGTTAATAGTAGAGAAAATATCAATGGTTAGGTTTATATCTCCGCCCTCAAACTTACCAGGATTATATAGAGTTCTCTTAAACCCTTTGGGGAAAAACCATTCTTCTTTTAAGTGGTTATAAGCGACATAGCCGGAGTGATTGCCGTTTTCATCATAAGTTTTGAAAGCTAGTTTTCCGGATATTATAGATCGCTGCTTAACAAAACCTATTTCTAACTGCCTTGCTAATTCTTCGGAGATTCCTCTTTCTTTTAAGAATGGGCAATAATGCAATTCAAGGTTAGGGATTTCTCTGATCGGCTCTTTAGCTTCTGTGAGGAATTGTTTCTTTAATTCTTGGGCTGCGCTTCTTAGATCCAATCCTTTCTGTTTTGCAAGAAAGTTTATTACGCTTCCTTTATCTGGACCAGTAGGATTGAAATAAAGATTTTTTGTTAAGTGATTATAAATCCTTCGCCTTTAAGTTCTCCGTTCTGTGTTTGAGTGAACGGAATATTCAGCCAATTAAGTAAATCACTGAAAGATACTTTTTGGCTAATCTCTTGGAAGTTTAGAAACTCTGACATTGTTTACTCCTATGATTTAATGAACGATATGCTTCCATTATATCATAGGTACATAAAAGTAAAAAGCCGGGTTTCCCCGGCTCTTTATTAAGTGCATTGCCAAAAAATAATATCCGAAAAGCCTTGTCCTCAACTTCTCGACTTATCATAATCGAACCGGTGGACATTCCCAAACAGACTTGGGTCTTATCAACCCGTTAGCCTTGCGGTATGACTGTTGGACTATTGGCACTTTGTGGCAAGTTCGATTCAACTAAGGGCTTCCCCTTAGTAGTCTTGGCTATTAAATTATACCACAATCCAATCGTTAGACAAAAAGTTGTAGATCGGCTCCTGGGCTGGTTCTTCATGCGGCGGTTCGAATGTATTTTCAAGCGGTGGAAATGTTTTTATTAAGCTGTTGCTAGTTCCTAATCTTAAATAAGCGTGGTAATCCGGCAAGTCCATTAGATCAGATTTCTTTGCTCTCACTACTGCTGACAATCTTTCTGCTTCGGTATCGCCGCAATTAAAAACAACAAATGAACTGACAATACCGAATATCGAGCTAAGAACTTTAGGATTGATTTCTAAAAAATCGTGGTGTGATAAAGTAAATCCAACTTGGCAGCTTCGCGCGAACTGAAGTAAGGAGGGAAAACTAGAATTGACGCTCGTCTGAAATTCGTCTATGTAAACCATTAGAGGTTTTTTGACATCGTTGTCTTTGATATACGAAAATATAGAATAAAGAATAAGAGCTGATAAGAAACGCTGGTTGTCCATATCGCTCGTGTTGGTGTTTATAAGAAGTGATTGTCCTTGTTCTATGATTGAATTAATATCAAATTCATTTTCTCCGGTCGTTATAAATTGGTTCATCTCATCATTATCCAAGAATTGAGATAACCGGCTTGAAATAGATGACATCGTATTTATATAATCACTCGCTTTCTTGAATCCGCTTTTGTTAGTATCCTCTATTTCATTAAACCATTTTCTTGTCTGCGGATCGCTGAAATTATATGACTTGCGGACATCTTTGAAACTTAAGAACTCATTAAGAAACTTTAGATTACGATCTTCTTCCTTGAATCCCTTGATCGCTTTAGATAATATTTCTTTCATTCTGACCGACGCTTCCGGATTAATAGAAGTCGCCGTAATCATAATATCCATAACATCAGTAAACTCCCTGATCAGCGTATCAACTTTATAGCCGTTTCTTCTTAAGGGGTTTATCCTAACCGGGTGTTTGAAAGAAATGTATTGATAGTTCTTATTGTTAGTCAGCTTATTAACGCTGTCGCCTTTTGGATCTATGAAGATTACTGAAAGTCCAAACTTCATATCATAGTCGGCCATTCTCTCCATTAAGACCGACTTGCCCATACCGGATTTACCAATTATGTAAGTATGGTTAAACCGCTTCTTTAGCTTAGTGATATAAGGAAGTTCGTTATCAAGCTCTTGAAGTATCCCTAATTTAAGATTATAGTTGGGCATCTTTCTTCGCTTGGTCGTTCTTCCACTTTCTGAACTCGGCGGAATTAACAAAGTCATCTACTTCCGCCTGGGCTTTCTTGGCTTTAGTTTCCTCCATATTGATAAAAACATCTTTCAACTTTTCTTTTATATCAAGATCGGTGAAAGCTTCCGTATTGAATCCAGATAAGACTGACAAAAGATAAGTAAGATGAACCGGCGGAAAATTATCAAAATTAATTTTACCAATTACTAATCCATATAATTCATTTTTGTATCTGATACTTTCAGCTTCGGCTTTCAGCTTATCGGCTTGGGCATATGTGATTAGATTTTCTGCCCTAATTCTTTCGTTCTCAGCCTTCTTCCTATCAAGTTCTATCTGGTCGTGATTTACTAAAGAGTTATTTAAGTTGATCTCTGTTTTTATCCTAGTCAAATTAAGACTATGTGTTGCTACGGCTGTTTCAAAAAACTGTTCCGCTTCCATTCGTTTATTAGCGATAAGATTCTTCATGAACTCCTGGCTAAATATTATGTCAGCTTTCAATCTATTGAACTCGTCTGAGATCGCTCTAAGATTTTGAATCTTATTTAATATCAATGTCTGTTTTTCATTATCAAGTAATTGCTTTTCATTTTCTCTCCGTTTAGACCATAGAAACATAGGAGAGCCTTTACCGATAGAGAATTGCAATTGATTGCTAAGCTCTTGGATAGTCATGCTCGGCAAATCAAGAACATCATCATCGTTTATATAAGAATCAACTATATTTTTTTTCTTAATTGATTCCGGCAATCTTTCTATTTCCTCTTTTGGTTCTCCGTATTGATTATTTTTAGCAATAAACTTATTCATATCTTTTTCTCCTTAGCTCATCTTCATTATAAGGTTTTGTTAAATCAATAGCCTCTTTGCAATGCGGACACTCATATAAAATAATTTTAGCCTTACAGGAACAACCACTATATAGAGTATACCAAGTTTTTTTATCCTTACCGCAAAACGGGCAGGTTATATCTTTGATATGGCTAATGATAATCTGCTTAAGACAATGCGGACAAATAAAACTTGCCTTAGTATATCTGTAGTAAAAATATAATACAATTAAAAAGGTTGCTATAAGCATAACAGCATCGCCTTTTATGAAATAATACTCTAAATCAAAATTAGAAACGAATAAAGAGTAAATAAGCAATACTATTAAATAAAAACCAAAAAGAAAGAATGGTATATATCCACGCCTATAGTGTGAAAATATCTTATCCTCAAATGCTCTTATTAAATCTTTGTACACAATTCCTCCATAAAATTAAATCCTATTCCAAAATCTTTTTTTGCTTTTCCGACTATGCTGATTGAAAATCTAAAATCATTAATTTCAGGAACGGGCAAGTCCAGTAATTTACATTGCGAAACCCAATAATTGAAAGATCGTTTTTCTCCGGCTAGTTTTAAGTAATTGATTCTCTTATTCTCAAGCCAATCGTTCCAATTAGATTTGCTGGCTTCTACTTCTAAAAACTCTAGTCTGTATTTTTCTTTAGTTCCCCGGACTAAAAGAGCGTCTGGTTTTAAATACTCGAAGTTCGGATAGAGAAGAGCTATGAAGTCCGGCAATTTTAAGGCCTGAATAAAAACTTCCGTATTGTTTAGTTCATTAATAACGCCTTCGCCGGAAATATCTTTTGGTAATGTCTGGGTTTGGTATTGAAGCTGTTTTAAAAGTCGTAATGATTTATTGCTGGAAATAAAAACATCTTCATAGGTGTTTTTTACTAAACCCAACTCGACTAATTTTGACAATTTTTTAGCTGAACAAATCTTGGAATACCGGCTGTCTATTTCTTTCAGTTGTGATCTGCGGATATATTTTAGTAGGCGGATATGATATAGCATATCCCAAAGAAGCTTAAAACTACCCCCGGCATTTAATGGAATAACCTCTCTTAGATCATCCTTTAACTCTTTTATATCAATTTCATCTTTCAATAAAAACCTGTAAAAGAGACTGTAAAAACCTGTAAATATAATTTACCCAAAAATTACAGGAATAAAAAGCTAACTTATTTGATTAATACGCTTTAAAAGATAATTTACAGTCTCATATATTAAGGCGGAGAATTAAATGCTTGAGGGCGAATGGTGCTTTAGCGACTTGAACAAACGAGGGTATTTGATTCTGGGATCGGCCTCGGGTAATAACAAAAAACAGGCTTTCGCCCATTTCTTGCTAACTTCACATTATAATAATCCCTGCTTAGGGCTTACTATTCTAATCCTCTGATTTCCCATTCTCTCTGGACTCCGGTCCAACCTTTTTCCCAAATCGGATCTTCATTATCTTCCGCTTTACTCAGTTCGTCTTCGTTATTCTTTACCTTATAACAATTCGTTCCTCTCTTATTTCGATATCTTCCGATAATAACATAATGCCAATTCCATTTATTAATTACAGCATCGCCAATCTTGTATTTGAATGGCTTCATATTATTTAATAATTTTTATATAAGATTTGTCTCTTGTAAACATCATTCCTGTTTTATCCCATTTAATTGTATAAGTTAACTTATTAATTTTAACAACATCTCCAATTCCAAAAGCAAAATCCATAATCTTAGAACCAACCTTTATAATCTTATCATTTGCATCTCTCTTAGCCTGCCTTCTCCTTTCAGCATCTCCTTTTACTGAAACATTATTTCTAATATATTCAGCTCTTTCTATTAAATCATCGGCTTCATTTCTTAGAGTCATTGATTTATCAATTTTGTTATGAATTCGTTCTTTTAATCTTCTAAAACTATTTTCAGAATGATGTCCTACTAAAATTGGTTGAGTAATAAAAGCATAATCACTAGCAAAAGGCTCAAGTTGTTTATCTAATACTTCCGCTTGTTTCTTCCCGTTATAAGCCCTCTTAAGTAATCTATCTGATCTGCGGCCTGCTTTAGCTTGTCTATAAGCTCTCAACTCTTCCGTGGTCATCGGCTTAAACGGGTCAAAGTCAATTTCTATTTCTTCAACATAAATAGGATTTTTCTTCTCTAATTCTTGCGCTTCGATTAATTTATTGGACGGGATTAACCAACCCTCTTTTTCATAATTCCACTTTCCGCCTAATGCCTTAATCTCTCTACGGAATAGATAAGATTTTCCAGTCAGTAATAATACTTTCATATAAATAATTCTTGTGATGACTTAATTGTCATCTATGCCGATAAGAAAGCAAGCGGGTTCCCTGGCAAGTCTAAGGTGGAGGCGAAGCACTACCTTGACTTGTTAGGGTGGTTGCTATGCTGAAAGAAAGAGATGATAATTATAAATATTTAATCTTTTTACATCTTTCGCACCGTTCGTGATATTTACAAATACAAGTACCACAATAACCTCTTTTATGGTAAGGATTAGATTGGTCGAATGTAAATTTATGACCAAATATTAAGCATATTAATTTTTTCATATTATTGAAAAGCTATCGTGATAGCTACATTATTATAAATGAAGTCAACCACCAAAGAATAAAACCAACAAATAATACTTTCTTTTCTGTCGCTGCATAAGCAATTAAAAATATTTGGCCAATTAAAATTGCTAACTGATGATTTGTCATATTTTTATAATTAAATTAATTTCCCTTGCCCTGAATTATACATTTCGTATTCCGGCATTTCAGTTAACGGAACTTCTGGCAATTTAATTTGATACCAATACAATTTCGGATTATCGTGATCGTGCCAACCCTCAATCTTTACATTAAACTTTTTCTGTATATCCCAAATCCTTGCGCCTACTCTTGCCAAACTTCCGCCGGAATAAATCTTGCTTACGATCTCATCCGTTCTATGTGCGTATCCGTCTGAAAGTAAATCATAAATCAATTTAGTTTGACTTGCTTTTCTTTGCAACATACTTATAAATACATTTTAATAAATAGTCGTTCATACTCTTTCCCTCTAAAGAAAGGTTTGACTTGAAAGCTCGTTTAGTTTCTCTCGGCAAAACGACATTAATAATTTCTAGTCCGTTTCTTTTTAGATAAGCTTTGTTCTTCTTGGATTGATTGGTCATATCGTTATAAACTTTTAATACTCATAATTTCTTGACGACTGAAATGACTGATTAGATGCGTTTCGGAAGCAGCGAACACTTTTACTCGGCTTCTTAATTCGTCTTTGGTTTCGGGTCGCATTTTGTTGAATTGATTTCTTGCGTTAGAAGTAATCATAAAATTATTTTAATTTATCTAAAAGCTTTATACAATCATTTTCTCTAAACATACCAATATGAGCCTGCTCTGGAGTCATCTCCATATTATCTTGAAGCCATATATGCTTGATAAC